ATATTGCATGAATCTTTTAATCATCTTTGCATTTACAGTTGTGCAATAGGCAACAACCTATAGCTAATTTAAAGACACAATAATTCTTAATTACTCTAATGAGTTTTTTCATTGAGATAATAATTAACTAATTATTAATTAGTAGTAGTTCCAGTAGCAACAGTAGTTGCAGTTGCATTAACTGTAGCATTTACAGTCACAACAGGTTTTTTAGAGAACCCAGCAATAATGCCAATAATAATGTTTTTAACAATATTATATGCAGCTTCAATAATATGAATATGAATTATTAAAATATTTTTAATAACAACCCACACTTTGCCTAGGTCTTGTTCGATAGTACTTATTTTCATAGTTACTCCTTTGTTATTAATTATATTAACATAGCTAAATGTTAAATCAACTGTAAATATCTCCCCAACTATCACCACATTCATAGTCTACTTTACTAGGTACGGCTAATTCAACAGATGATTCCATAATTTTAACAATTTTTTTAGCTTCATTATCATCTTTAACAGATATATCTAATTCATCATGGATTTGTATATGAGGAATAATACCTTCTTTATATAAATTAATCATAGATTGTTTTGTTTGGTCTGCAGCAGATCCTTGAATTAATTTATTCATAGCTTTATAAGTATACGCACGTCTAATCTTAGGATATTTTTTTAATTGTTCTATTTTTTCTTTATTAGCTTCTGGATACTTTTCTAAATATTCCTTAACATATCCTTCAGCCGCTTGTTGCTCGCTGTCATATACATTACTCATCTTACCCGCTCTATATTCATCAACTTCCCATTTAGGAAACCTACAACGTCTACCAAGCAATGTTTTTATATAACCATATTCTTGCGCAGTTTTAGTTAATTGATTGGATAACATTTTAACAAATGGTACATTACTATGGTATTTATCAAATAATTCTTCAGCTTCGTTATTATCTAATTCTAATTCAGCTTTTAATTTATTTTTACCCATTCCATAAAATAAACCTAAGTTAATTGTTTTAGCTGTATCTCGATCAATATTTGCCATCTTAGCAACAGCACTATGGAAATCTAAATCATTATTTTTATAATTATCTACAATTTCTTTAACCGATGAATCTTTTTTTATATTTGGAGTACTAGCTGCGTAATGCACAACTAATCTTGGTTCTTGTTGTGAATAGTCAAAACAACCCCATTTATAACCTTCTTCTGGTAAAAATAAACTTCTAATTAAAGGACCTAGTTCCTTGTTCCTCGCTGGAATCTGTTGAAGATTAGGTTTATAATACGAGAAACGACCTGTAATTGTACCACCTTGCTCTCCTCTCAAAGGATTAATATGAGCATGTATTCTACCTTTATGAACGTAGTTAATAATTTGTTTCTCTATAAAATTACTATGCGCTGTTCTTATTTCTCTTGCTTTTGCTAGTAACTTTATAATAGGATTAGAACTCTCTGCAAAAAACTTTTTAGTAAATGATGGTGCTTTTGTTTTCTCAGTTCTTTTATAAGGTATATTTAATCCATCAAAAAATTTTCCTAAAGCCCTTGGTGCGAATAAGTCTTCTCCTATGTCAATATTTTTGCCTGTTTGTTTTTTTATTTGGTATAATATGTCTTCTTCTTTTTTTACCAATTCTGTTTTTAATTTGTGTGCTTTTTCTAAGTCTATTCGAACTCCTTTAAATGACATATCTATAAGACAAGGAAATAACTTTGTTTCTAAATCAAATATATCTTTTAAATCTTGTTCCTCTACTTCTTTTTTTAATACATGATATAATCTTAAAGTAAGTTCAGCATCTTTTTCAGCATAATCACCTACATACATCGCAGGTAATTTATACATTTCTGATTTAGCATCTATACCCCAACTATCCGCTGCCGCTTGTAAATATTTTTCACTTTTAACTGCTTTTAATTTATCAAAAGCAACACTATTTAATGTATACCAAAGTCTATTTTCATCAACCAAACTGGTAGTAATCATAGTATCTATAATAGTTCCATTAATTTTAATACCGGCAGATTTTAACCAGCATACGTCATACATTGCATTATGAAATACTTTAATAGAAGGTGTAGAACAAACTTCTTGAATCCATTCTAAAACTTTCTTTTTATCTAAATTACCACCACCTTCATGTGCTATTGGATAGTATCCTGACCATCCATCAACTGCTACAGCAATACCAACAATATTTCCATCACCTACAATAGACCCAGAACCTTTTTCTTTTAAATTTAAATCTTTTGTTTCTAAGTCAATTGCTATAATATCATAGCCCCTTAAATTTGGAAAATTGTCAGGGCAAACCCATTCAACTTCTGTTTCAAACATCTCCGTAGTCTCTTTCTATTATCATTTCAATATAATGAATGGCTTTAAGTAAATCTTCTTTTTTATTTTTTAATTTATGTCTACATATATATTTAATCGCATTACCTTCAGCAAAAGGTAAATTATTATCATTAATAAATTTAGATGGTTGTATTTTCATTGTTTTATAATGAGAACCACCCACTTGTTTAAAAAATGCTTTGTTTGTCATATTTGATATTGTGGAGCTCCTAAGGTTGATATTAAATAAAGATTTTCTTTTGTTCTAGTCATACCTGTATACATTAATCTAGTTTCTGGATCTCTGTCTTTTAAATATGCTCTATAACTTTTATTATCTAACTCTAAAGATAAAACTACATTGTCACACTCATCACCTTTAGCACTATGTATTGTAGATAATCTTATTCTTGCTTCTTGTTTCAAATCTTCTCCATTCTTTAACATGGCTTCGATATAGGTTATTTGTCTAGATGTCAATTTATCAAAAACTATTTGCCAGCTACCTTTTGCTTTAAGACCATGTGATTGTCTAAGTTGTTCTATATTAAAATTTTCTTGTTCAAAACCTTTAAAAGTTTTTCCATTTTTAAAACCATACTCAACACCTCCACCTTTAGTAGTTATATATCCATACATCTCTAAAATAAGTTTAGGTGGTAAACTTTCTCCTTGATTTAATTTTTCCCAACAATCTATAGCTCTAAGTAAAGAATTAGGAATAAGTCTTTGTTTTCCTTGCTCATTTTTTGAATAATAAAAATAACCTTTATCTTCAAAATAATCTTTAAATGCGCTTAACATTTTATTAGTTCTTGTTAATAATAAAAATTTTCCTTTAGAATAATCTATTTGATCATAAGAAGTTATAAATTTAACATGACCTTCTCTATCAGCAGGTATCCAATTTTTTTCAACTCTATTATCAGGGTTGATTGTATTTATTATTTGATTAGCCATAATAAATACTTTTTTAGGAACTCGTCTTGATTTATCTAAACCTGAATCAATAATAGTATTTTTGTCTTTACATAATTTTACAAAATGAGCTGGATTCGCACCTTGAAATTCCATAATGGCTTGATCGTCATCACCAGCTATATAAGATCGTTTAACATTTGATTCTATATAATGAAACATTTTCCATTGTAAATTATTTAAATCTTGTGCTTCATCTAAAAACACAGCTTCTAATGGAGGACATGCTTGTTTTTCTATAAACAAAGATAACATGTCTATAAATTCAAACATTTTACTTTCTTTTTTAAATTTCAATAAACTATTATAAATGTATTGTAAATTATTAAAACTAATATCATTCTCATGTTCTCTTAACATAAATTGAGTTTCTAAACTTATCATTTTAGCTCTGGCTAAACTCCAAACCTTCACATAATCACTTGCATATCTAACAACACCATCTTGACCTTCTGTAGAATCAAATCTAATATCTCTTACAATACCACCAATGTAATCTCTAAATAAATTCCAGTTTTCACCTTGTAGTAATTGTGTTTTAGTATCAATACCACACTCTCTTTTACCTAAAGCATGTAATGTACAAAAATATTTTAAATCTTTTTCATCTGTAACATTAAAAAATTTTCTAACTCTACCTATTGCAACTTCAATTCCTTTCTTACTAAACGTAAAGAAACCAATCTTATTTAATGGAGTATTATGTATTTCTTTTTCCATTTTCATATAATGATTAACCAATCTAAATGTCTTACCAGTTCCAGGCGGTCCTGGTATTATTGTCCTTTTAAACATAAGGTGGTTTCTCTATTTCTAATAAAGTTGGATCTGGTCTAATCACAGAAAGTTCTTTAATTACAATGACTTTTAATGATTTTCCGCTTATTTTAATAACCTCTTCTTTGGCTTTAAACACCTGTTGTAATTTATGTAATGTTGCATTTCTTTCAATATTCCAAGATTTAGTTTTACTTAAATAATTCCAAAAGTCTTTATATCTAAAATAAGTCTTACCTTCATCAGTCCAAGATGTATTTCTTAATAAATCGTTTTTAGTTTTACCTGCTGCTCTATCTGTAGTAAAATTTTCTAAATGATCTTTTAATTGATTATCTAATTGTAATACTTCAGGTGCTTTCATTATTTCTATATTACTATTAAATAATTCACTAATAGTTTGATTCCAAACAGGTTTAGGAACTGAAGGAAGTTTTATTCTAATTTGTTCCATACATGCCTCATCAAATAAATCATAATTTCTTAATATTTTAGAATTAACACATACAGTTTTACCATCTACGCTTACAAACCAAATAGGTGGTTCGGAAGTATATATTCTAAGATTAGATAATTCTGGCATTAATACACCATTACCAATACCATATTTTCTTGTTGCACATGTTACAGGATCACAAAAATCACATATTGGAGTATCTTTACATTTATATTGATAATCTTTACCTGATATAGATTTTATTACACCATTTACTTCTTGATGATCTAAAGGTGGACTAATGTATTTAATGTTAAACTCCATTAACTTAGTCTCCCATTTCTCAACTGATTTTTTTAAATAAACACCTATGTTATATAAACCATTATTACGACCCCCTTCTGCTATTTTACTTTTACTTAATATTTGTAAACAAGGTGGTCCTTCATGGAAATCTTCTTTAACAACTTTGGTTTCTTTAGTTTCAACAGCAGGTTCAATAAAATCTAATTTTTCTAATAATTCTTTTTTTATCTTATATTCATCATATAATTTATAAAACTCTTCTAATGAAGCAGCTTCTCCATCATCTTTAAAAGCATAACGTAAACTTTTATTTCCACCATGATAAGGTAAATTTAAAAAACTTCCTAAATCACCTCTCTCTATTAATATATAATCTTGTTTAGGAAATATTTCAGATCCTGCTACACCTAATAGCGCAGACATTTTCTTTAATTTATTACGCATTAAAGCTGCATCTATCCACTCTGTAGTAAATAAAAATACGTGAGCACCACCAGATTTAGATCTACAAACAACTAACGGTAACTTATGTTTTCTTATTTTATCTACAAATTCTTTATGATTAAAATTATATTTATCAATATCTATACAACCCCATCTACATAGATTTTTTTCATTAATAGGAATAATACCCAATGCTGGTTCAGCACCAGCTAAATGTTTTTCCCATAATTCTTTGACTACAGGTTTCCTAGCTGTAAAAGGTTTTCCTTTTTGCTTGCCTCTTTGATCATATTCATTAGTAGGAATATATTGACCATATGCAATTTGCAATCCTGTAAATATTTCTATA